GGGTCTCGGTCAAATATACGCTTCATCTCTAACTCCAAGTAAGTGGGGCGACCGAAGCCGCCCCGACTGTATTATGATGTAGTTAGGTCGAAAACGCCTGCGTGTGCGCCCTCGTTTAGAACCTTCAAGCCGAACTCAGCAAGAACCATACGCTTCTCAGCGTCACCGGTCTTAGCAAGCTCTACCTGTTGGATCGGACGCAAGTAGCATACTGATGCGTACTCTGGGTCGAGCATGAAAGCATCACGGTCTCTTTGGAAGCGGTTTGCAACCACGTTCAGAGTACCGAAGTCTGACATGTACACGTCAGCCGTTCCAACGATTGTTGTTGGGCTGTCGCTTGGAGCCATGTAACGCTGTGCAGCAATACCGGCAAAGCCTGATACGACTGTTTTGTTATGTGGCCCAACCATCAAGATGCTTGGCTGACCGCCGGCTGTAAATGCAGCCTGCATTGCGTCTTTAAGCATTGCTTCGGTAAATGCAACCTGAGTACCGTCTGTACGAGCGTCAGTACCGTCACCAGTTGGTGATGCGCCGTCAGTACCTCCGCCAGTTGAGAATACGTCGTTGGTCGCAATCCAAGCGCCGAGACCACCGGTCTCACGAGCTGTGGAAGAGTTACCTGCCACTTGTGCGTTGTTGTCGGTTAAAGTTGCTTCGATGTCTCTCTTGAGCTCTTTTCCGCGCTTTGCCAACTGATAACTTAACTCGTCATTCCGGCCGGCCAAATCTTGCGCTGATAGGTTGTCAGCGACAATAGTTGTACGACGCAAAATGTGCGTATAGTTACCAACGCGAGTAGTTGCGGATGTACTGTCAAAAGACCCTACATCGTCTCCGTCCACGACGGCTGCGGTGCTTGTACTTGAAAGCGAATCGGTTTGCCACTCGAAGTAAGTGTTAGATACGTTTTCAGATCCAACGTTACTTTGAAAAGGCACCTCTTCGGGCGAAATTGAGCTGATTATGTCGCTCAATGATTCACGAATACCTTTGGCGTCAAAGGACGTGAACGTGTTAGTTACAATAGCCATTTATAAATCTCCTATAGTAAGGCTTTGATTGCTGAAGCCGCGTCTTGGACACGACCGGATTGTTTTGCGTTCTGAATCGCTTTTTGTGCATCTGATTTAGGTCTCGGCTGTGACGCTTTGGAGCCGCTTCTTAATGTCTTGGCGCGTGCTTTTTTCGGCTTGGCCTTTGCCGCAGTAACTCGCGTTTCTCCTCGATCATATAGCATGGCTTTCCTCGCTAACTTCACAAGCGTGGCATTTGTCAAACCGCCAATATCCTGCTCGGTAAATCCTTCGCCAAGTAGAAAGTCCCGTATCTGGGTTGCTTCCTGCGCCGCAACTTTACTGTCGCGCCACTCGGGTATGACTTCCGGCAGCATCTCGCGTTGCTGAGTAACGTACTGCTCCTGCATTTGTTGCATCTTTTGTTGCTGCAACGCCTGCACTCGCTGTTGCTCGGCTTGGACGGCGGCAATTTGAGCCTGACGCTCTTCTTGTTGCTTCCGCCACTGACGTTCTGCCTTCGCTGCCATCGTGGGGTCTGTGTCGTACAGTGTGTCCCAATCAGGCTCCTGCTCCTTCTGCTCAAGCCGTTGCTGCAAAGCAGGCAACATCTGAGCATATTGTGCACGTTCACGCTCGATCTCGGAGTATTGTGCTTCTAACGCTTTGCGTTGTTCTGCCAGTTCCTGCGTCTTACGTGTGTAATCTCTCTGCCTTAGATTAGCTGCTTTCAGCTCTTCAACGGTTATCTCTTCACCATCGACCTCTACTATGGCCCCTAGTATATCGAAGGATTCGTCTTCCGAACTTTCCGCATCTTCCTCGACTTCGAGCTCCTCCTCAGATCCTTCGACAACTGAATTATCTGTTTCCTCAGTTGCCTCCATCTCCTCGGAGGGTTCAGCCTCCTCCACTACTTCTTCAGTGGTTTCGGCTTCAAGCGCATCAGTTGCCGCAGCGTTATCCTCTTCGGGCGCAATTATGGCTCTGATTGCATTTTGAGCACTGTACAGGTCAGTCCCTAATGGGTTGCTGTTTTCTGCCATCTCATTTAACTCCATATTATGGGCTTATTTTCTTTTTATTTCAATAGCCCCGTTATCTACCATTGCACGCAGCGATTGTCGTACTGATTCAACGCCGCGTAATTTCATGTAAATAGCCTCACGGCTACTACTATCATTGGTTTCAGTTGCTTTAAACTCAAGCCAACAATCCTGCTCGATCTCATCTAAAAATCTTCTGAGATCTGTATCTTTAAGTAGACGGTCTGCCTCTCTACCGTCATCTATAATTTGCTGTCTAGTCTTCACGCGCAGCCTCTTTTATTACGTCGGCCTGCGCCTTCATAACTTCTCTATTAATCGCCAGATCAGACCGGATCTGCTCGACGTTAAGCTGCGTGCCATACTTGGCCTTCATTTCCTCGGCCTTTACAAACAGCTCCGCCTCTAGCTCGTCACGCTTACGGTCGTCCTCAAGCCTAAACTTCTCACGCTGCATTTGCAGCTCGGCGGCCTTCTTCTGAATATCCGCTTGTATTTGCTGTATCTGAACTTGGATAAGCTGCTCGTTAATATCTGGCTTTTTATCTTGAGGCGGCGGTTGGAACTGCGCCGGATCACTCCAGAATTGAGACGTATCTTTAAATCCTGCCAATTCTGTCATTGCTTTCAATGTGTTAGCAAGTTTACCCAGATCGGTAAGTGGGTTAATCGGCCCCATCGTCTGCATTGCATCTTTCTGCATTTCTCCGATCTGACGTAACATCAGCATACGCTCTGTATCTGATCCGCGCCCGAGGGCTACGTTGATGGATACGTCCATATTAGCGTTCCAAGCGCGTGGGTCGATAGGCACAAACTCGTTGTTAAGGCGTATCATACGCTCGCGGTCTTGGTGGGTAGTCACCAGATGTAATACAAGCTCGTACAGACGCTTAATACCCGTCTCCGCAAAGATACGCGCAATCAGCTCAATATGTTGCTGTGCGGCGCTTACAGTGGCTGCTACGGCTGTAGCAGTGCTAGATTGTAATGCGCCGGCGTCTAAACCTGCGGATGCCTTGGATATGCCGGTGCGAGCCTCTTTTATCTCATCCATATACTTTAGCACGGGGAAAGATTGCTGCCCGACAAATGGCATACTGAGCGGCTGTATCTGTCCGGCGGCCCTCTGGCGTATAATGGAGCCCACCTCGGTGTTCATAACGTCTTCGATGTTCACCATCCCCTCGGTAACCGCAACGCGTGGATGAATTGACATCGCCAAGCTATCTAATGTGTTACGCATTATGACAGACTTAATGCGTTGTATATCAGACACAGTGTCAGCCACTGACATGCCGAAGAAGTCGTGTGGCTCTGGATCTGGGCATAGCGTCGCAAACGGCGCCATATCGCATGGCTCGTTCATCAGGATCTTGTTACCGTCGCCGGCGGTGCAAACTTTACGCAACTCGGCAATACCATCGCCGTCGTAGTCAACTTTGATGTAGTTTTCGACGTATAGCACCTTTTTCATCGCAGGATCGTGGCGCTCGTTCATCTCATTAGTCAGCGCCTTGTTCCGCGTATACCGCTCGACGTTGGTATCCATGTCATCGTATGACGCGCCGAGCTCTGACACCTCGTCGTAGTCGTATCCCATTGCTACAAGCTCAGACACTGTTACGATGCGGCGGTGGGCTACGTAATCGGCTTGCTCGACAGACTTGCTTTCGCGTGAGATTAGGAACTCTTCCGGAGGCACGGCCTCTAGCTTCACGCGACCATCTGGGTGCGTATATGTCGCCCTGACGGCGTGCATCATCGGCGCCGGCATCTCCTGACCGGTGAGCGGATCTTGCATCGGCTCGCCCATAGGCTCGGATGCCACGATCTCCACGTCAACCGCAGGATCTGACATTAGCGCCGCGAGAGCCGCGTCGTCGAGGCCAGAGTATGACATTGTTTCGTATTTCGTTTGGTCGTCCCAGTATACCTTCAGTATGCCAACCTTACGCACAAGCGCGTCCATGAAGGCGGCGTGCATCTCTAGGAAGCCGTTGTTGTCTCGGTTTATGATAAAGTTGGCGTAATCGGTGGCCTGCTTGGCTGCGGCGACGTCTTCCGGCCCCTGCGGCACGTATTCAACGGTTCTCTCGGTACTGTGGAAGATACGCATGAGCGACGGCATAATCGCCTGTACGGTATCACGTACGTCCATTGATACAACTTGGCTGCGCCCGTCTTCCTCATCGCCAAACGGCTCGCCTCGGTAATACTGGGTGGCTGTGGCTCTCTGCGGCGAGATCCAGTTATCGATGAAATCGATTGCGTCGTCGATCTCTTTACCGACGATGCCTTGTAGCTCGTCTTCGCCCATGACGTCAGGGTTCAGCTCCTGCTCGAGCTCGTCTGCGAGTTTGTTTACTTCGTAGTCCATGTTTTACCTCTTACGTCGTGGCTTGCATTTTTGTTAAAAATTTGTTAACCGTCTTTAAAAGGGAGATTGATATGTCACAAATAAAAACCGACCCAGATATAATACGGGAATTAATTTTTCTAAAGGCTAAAGATTTAGGTTTAGAAGAAAATAGCTTGATTGAGCTTGATGAATTAGTTTGCAAGTTAATTAACATAAAAAATCCAGAACCTTTTATCTACCCCGTCTAAGCAAATCTTCTAAAATACCGTCTATTATTTGGGGTGTCATAAGTTGAGCCGGAACTTTAGTTTTAATAGCATGAGTTTTATGAGCTTCATTAAATGGCTGCCCTGATTTAGTTACACCGCCTTCCATAGCATCATAAACATCTTTAAATATTTTACTTTGATGAACAGGGGGCAACGAGCCTAAATATTCCCCTGTCATTTGAGTATTGTAAGTAGAATGAGGAAACTTAGGAGATAAAAAATTACCTTTTGGAGTGTTATATAATGGCGGTGTATTTGTGTCTACGCGAGCAGCCCCTAACCCAAACATGCCGGCGGAAAAATCTCTTTGGGTTGGATCTGTAACCGCATATCGAACTTGGCCAGAACTCGGAAAACCTTCTTTTTGCATTGGAGAGGTCTCTGCAAGCCTAATAAAAGATTTTCTAATTTCTGACGTTGTATTTTTTAAATACTCTCTCAACTTAGGAGACCTAACGCCTACAAAATCTTTATCCACAAGTTTCATAATATCATTAAATTCTTTTGCGCCTTTTTTAGTTATTTTAGCCCCTTGTATCATTTCTGCCATAGCCTCACCCGTAAAGGTGGCAAAATCATTAGCATTAGGAGCCATGCTTCCAGTTAAACCTACAATATCTTTTCCTTCAAAATCTTTTTTTGCCGCATCTGCGGTGTCCGTAAGTCTCGTTATAATGTTACTGTTTGATGCCCATATAGACTTATCTGCTTGAGCCGCAGGCCCAACCATAAAATCAACGCCTCCTTCTGTGTAAACTGGGCTATCAAATTTAACTTCATCAATAGCGTCTAATATAAGTCCTCTAGAAGTTCTATCCCCATAAAAAGGTATAACTACTTTCCCCTCCATATCTTCCCAAGACATGGGTTTTCTTTGCTTGTTCTCTCCAACATCTTTAAGGCTAACATCGGTGTCAGTTAGATACTTTCTTAATTTTGTGTCTTGATAACCTAAAGGGTCGAGCACCTCTTTATTTTGTTTTTGAGCCTCTTCATCTATCGCAAAACCTAAAACTCCGCCGCTTTTAGATCTATTTGCGGCCATAATGCTAGGGTCATAAGCGTCTGAAAAATCAGCAAACTTACTTCTTAAAACCGCAGGATCTCCTGCCGTTCTATCGGTAAGCATAACGTGACTTATACTTCCTGCATCTTCAATAGCATTAATGTATGGTATATTTGTAAACCCTTGGTCAGTAAGATTTTTCCTAAAAGCAACCATACCTGCATCAAAATCTTCTGATTTGCTAAAACCGTTATTATCTAACCAATTTTGCATATAATCCCGAGCCTCAAACTCGGTCATAACTTTACCCTTTTTATTTAATAAAGGTTTATCAGTTCTAGCTAATAGCGGAAGAGTTTGGCCTCCCTCAGACTTAAATCTTTCCATTTGAGCATCAATGTCTTTTTGATTTAACTCTCCAAATCGAACATTGTACCTAGCTAAAGCAGCGTCTTTAGTGCCTACATGCGGCCCAAGCCTATCGAACCTTGGCCCACCGGCATAAGGTATTAAAGTGTCGCCTCTCATTTCATTACTATTCATGTAATGAAAGACAGGGGAGGTAAACATAACTTCTATTCGAGGATCTTTTATTTTCGGCTCTACTTTTGGTCTTTTCTTAGAAACTGTTGTTTTTGGCGACACAGCTCCGCCAAAACTTGCAAATCCGGCGGCATTTAACGCTTCAGTTATAGCATCGGAACTAGGTATCTGGCCTCCATAAGAAGCCGAAGGCATAGTAACTGCTTTAGCTACTGGGTCTAATATGTTCGCAATAAAATTTTTAGGCTCAAATTGAGTTTGAGTCAAAGCCTCATAACCAGTTGTACCGCTAGGCTTTGAGGCAAGTCCAAATATGGTCGGCTCTCTATTTCTTTTAGATAAATCTTCTTGAACGTTTTTCCCAAAGCCAAATAAATTAGCAAACGGACTATTTTTTGCACGATACGTTCTTTGCATCGTTGCTATTTCATCTGGGGTATACCCAGAAACAGCGTTAGGAGCCGTGACCATAGATATAAAATCACGAAATTCCCGTGGAGACATATCTAAATAACTCGCCATATCACCACTTCACCTTATCTGCCCAATACGCCGCCGACATTTTGCCTTTGGCAATGTTTTTACCATGTCGCGCCTTAAATGATGCGCGTTTCTTCTTCATCTTGTCGCTCTCGCCTGCCTTCGGCTTGCCTGCGGTTTTGGCGCCCTGTTGGCCAAACCTGATCGTCTTTACCTTATCTCCGGATTTCGCAACCACGACGTGCGACTTCTTCGGGTGGTTCGGCGTGCGTTTAGGCTTGTTGTAGCCCGAGACGCCGGCGCGTGCTAGGCGTGGGTCTTTTTTACTTTTTCTTTCCGCCACTTTTCTTCGCCTTCTTTTTCCCTCGGGCCACTTTAAGATTTGACCATGCGTTAGGATATTTTACGCCACGCGCCTTAGACATTGCCTTTGCGCGTGATTTTTGCTGCGGTGTTAATTTAGCCATTACAACATCTCCGTTATCGTTATCTTGCCCTGACCGTGGCCGTGGCCATCTAATGCCGCGAGCTTCTCCCCTGCGTTTACCTTAAAATACTCTACGTCGTTCTCCGGAACAATCGCAGAGGTTGAGGTAGCCGTAGGATCTGAGCCAATGGCAATATTTAGGGCGCCGCCGGTCGTAGATACGCGGATAATCCGCGTGCTAGAGCCAAACGCAGATGTCTGGGTCGAGGTTGACGGGTTATCAATGTGGTGCGTCGTCCCGAGCGCAAAAACTGGGAAGTGCCAACCGTTTAAACCTACCGCTCCTACCGCCATTACTTCTTTTTGCTCATCTTGCGTTTAGTCGTCGTGCCGTACTGCACTTTCTTTCCGGATTTCTTTGCAGCTTTCTTCGCGGCTGCTTTTCCCTTCTTGCTATACGAATACTTTTTTCCGCCGACCATAGGCATGACAAATCTCCTTAACGGTTAATTTGCGCCAATAATACAGCATTATACGAAAAAAGAAAGACCGCGCATGTGCGCGGCCAGTT